GGGGTCGTGACCAGCAATACGAATCTTAAATTCATATTTCTTTTCACTTTCGACTATATATTCTAAAAACTTCTTCATTGTAATCCCCTTATAGCTATTTAGCAGCGTTGCCTTTAATGCTGGCTAGTAAGCTGTTACGATCTGTAATAACTACACCGTCGCCGTTAACTACTCCGTTGTTGGTTTCTTTAGCTCGCAAGTCATTGTCTTGCTTTTCTTTCTTAAGTTGCAAATCGACCATCTTTAATTTTTTGTCTAGCTTTGCTGTCTTTGCATCTAGACTTGTTTTAAGCATTGATCCTGCTACTTCAAATATTCTACCTGCATAGCGCTGTTCTACATTCATACCAAGATCCATTAGGTCTTCATATGACTTTAACGCACGTTCTGCAATGTCGTCGATTTCTTCATCGCCTTTGTTATTAAGTCCTTTAACTCTCGGCAGTGCCGAAGTAATCTTATCAAGCTGCTCATAAGTTGTTAACGCTTTTGATGCTTTACTTTTCTTACGTTTCTTTTCAGCAAGCGCTTCTGCTTGTTTCTTTTTGAGCTCTTCGTCGACTACATCTTTTGAATCAGGAAGGTTTAAAAGTTCTTCTAATTTACGTGTCATAATTCGGATGCCTCTTTGTTGCAGTTTTTGCAGTCGCATTCGTTACAAACTTTTCGTTCGCCTAGGCGTTCTTCCCGCCAGTTACGTGCTTCTTCAAACAACGGACTGCCGCAATGACAATCTCGCTCGCAATTTTTGCATTTAAACATACGCTATTTCTCCAAGTGTATTTAGTTATCTTCTCCGACCGCCACCGAAGATATCGTCCTCGGTAACAATACGGAATTTTATACGTTGTTGCTTACACCATGCCTGTGCCGCTGCCCACTTTACTTGATTTAGCGCATACTGTGCTTGATTGCTTTTGTTCTTGCCCACTTGTTCTTGTATTGCTTGATTTTTTGGTTTGACTTCTATTAGTTCAACGTGATCGATACCTTTTTGGTCTGTATAAGATATAAAGAAGTCTGGCACATATACTGTGTTCTTACCTGTAAAAGGATTCTTGTAAGGTATGCGTATTGCTTCACTTGCCCATTGTTGTATATTAGGATTCTCGTCGCAGAATTTCATAAACGTGAATTCCCAGCCTGATCTGTACGTAGGAGTCTTTTTGCCAATATATTTTTCAGGATTCTTTGGCGTAAATTTTCCTTGTGCAAATCTAGACATTATAGTATTATGTTGCGTAACTCATTAAACTGTGACTGGTTCTCAACTCTATAACCAAGTGTGCTAGAACGCGGGCGATTGTAGTTAAGTATTTCTGTAACTACTGAACTTAATTGCACTTCGGACAATCCTTTAAGTGTGTCTAACAATTTAAACACTTTAATTCCGTCTAGTTTAGCCTGCTCTAAAAGAACTGAACTAACTGCGCGGGCAGCTTGTTCTTCAAAATTACGCTTTGTAAAGAAATTAAAAACTGCATCTACTTCAGCAGCCGGATATGATATTCTTTTAACAAAATATCTGTCATAGAATTCTTTAACTTCGGTTGCGCTATCAGAAGGTTTATTTTCATAGTTTGACATTATCTATTGTTCTCTCTTGCTTGGGCTATTCTTGCAGCATACGACGAGCTAGCAGTATCAACTGATCCGCCTTGGCTAGTCGTTTGACTCGCTCTTGCACCAGGTCCTGCACTTTTAGGAAACGATGTGTTTGCTATTCCGCTTAACGAATTAGTTGATGTATTAGAATTAATAAACAACGGAGCAGAACGTATTGCAGTTGATGCAAAGTTTTCAAGTATTCTTACACCGTCTGTTCGTAATCTGTCAGAAGTTAATGTTTTTGAATTTCTAAACAAATCAATTCCTTTAAGAACTGTACTTAGACCAGTGTTTCCTGTTGTAACGTCGGTTAGAATATCACCTACAGTACCGAGCACGCCACCGTTTCCAAAATCACTTGTTGTTGATCTAATCGAACTTGGTTGTTTGTCGTAGTGCGATTTAGCAAAACCAGCAGGACTATCTTCGCCTGCATTTCCTCGAGTATAGTGCACAGCTTCGTATGCTACTCGTATAGTGTTTGCTGTTGGTTGACTATCTGCGTTATCTAATGAGTCGTGGCCCCAATTTGTAATAATCGGATTAACTAATGTAAATCCTGTAAATCTTTGTCTAGCTAATTGGAATACGGTAATTCTTCTAAAAAATGGCACTTGCGCTTTGTTAGTCATACCGTAGTTAATCTTTGCTAACTGTGATGACTTGTACGTGGACCTTGGATCATATGCAGATGCATTACCAAGTAAGTTTCCGTCTTCGTAATAATAACGATAATATGCTTCTAGCAATGATGTAGTAATGCCTACATTGTCATCATGAAATACTATTTGAACAGGATCATAAGAAATAGCTGTTTGTACATTCTTTTTACGATTGTATTGATTCTTTGTTTCAATCTCTGCATTAAATTGAGGCAAGTCAACAGACTTAACTAGCATGTTGATTTCTTCTCTATTTCTGTTACTTAATTGAGGCATATAATTTAATGCCTCAGCTGATGGTTCAAATACAACGTGATAAAGAAATTTATGTCTCGGTGCTAAAGCAAACGAGTTCTGGTTGTATAGATACGAAGCGTGTTTGTAGTCAGATAAATCGCCTCGCGGAGATAATGCCCCGTTTAATAAGTTATCTAAGAATCCATTTAAAAAATTTGACATATTGTATTTATATCAGAAAAAGTAGTCATAATAAAAGGGGCACATGGCCCCTTTTATTTTGCTTGTAACTATTATTAGATAGCGCCGCCGCCACCTGTAATAAGTGTATTTGTTGTACGTCCAACATTTGTACCAATGCCAGATCCTTGTGGTGACTGGATTGCGTTGTCGTAACGAATTGCAAGTGTAACAGTTGCTGGTTCATTGCTGTTGTAAGCTAATGAGTTCCAGTTGGTGTTTTGTACAAAACAACCATATAGTTCAAATGTTTCAAGTACAGTTGCGTCAAACGCTCCGTTACCACCGTCTAGGATCTCAATGCGTGTTGTAAACTTATAGTCAATACCAGATGCTGCTGATGCTTGTTCGAAGAAATCGAACTGCTTCTGGTTTTGCTCGCCTACGAGTTTCTGCACGTTGCCACCTACGTCATCGCGCAAGTTAAGCGTGATTGGATCCCAAGTGTGTTTTCCTGCAAGATACGAACGTGAGTTATACACGTCAATTGTGATCTCTTCGAAAGTTAAGTTAGGACGGGTTACGTCCATAACTTGCTTAGTAAGTTCTGTTCTTGGCGTACTTACTCCAAAGTTCTCCAGTATCACTCGAAAGCGATACTGTAGCTTTGGCATTAGCTGTCCCTGAGCGACCGCGGATTGGTCGCTCGCTAGTGGAACAGTAATTTTTGATAGTGTTGAGATTGCCATTTAAATTCTCTCCTTGTTGCTACTATTTATGCCTATCAAAGCCCTGAAATCTCACCAGTGTTTTTCAACCTTAGTGGGATATAGATAAATTCAACTGCCTTGACTGGCTCGATAGCAATGTCCAGATACAGCTCATTTCTATCAATTCTCGATGGTGTGTTGTTTGACTCGTCACATACAACTAGATAGTCATATAGTGCGCGTAAACCTACAAGTTCTAAGCACAAGCTTTCTGCTGCCTGCTTAATTTCGTCCCTTGTGATCTTATCGTTAGGTTCGAATAAGTATGGCTTTGAAAGTCTCTTAAGCTGCGAGCGCAGATATACTACAAGACGAACAACGTTGATTCTGTCCAACGAACTTGCGCTTCTTGCTCTTGTCTTTTGTCCAAATGCTACAAGTCCTGCACCAGTAATAAATGTAATTGGGTTAACATCTACTGAGTACAATGTATCTCTTTGTCCTTCGTTAAGAGCAATTGCGTTAAATTCGCCTTCGCTTGTTACATAGCCTGTTGACGTTGCATTAGTAATTCCGCCGCGTCGTGTACCAGCTGGTGCAAACCATGGATAGCTAACCTGATCGCTTAGTGCAATTGTACGTAGCATCATGTGGCTTGGGGGTACAACTACGTTGTTACCAAAGTTGTCACTTGTAAAGCCCCATGGATAGTAAACACCCATATACTCGTCTCTTGATACCAATCCATCATCGTTGTCTTCAACTGCTTGAGCAACGTTTGTTCCCCATTCGTTAAGCGATGTTGCATCTGGTGTGAGTCTTGCTGGCGAGTCTGCTACGATAAATGCTGTTAGGCCTCTATCAAAGTTAAGTGAGATCATCTCACCGATCAATTCTGGATAACCCGGTGTTGCCATTAGGTTAAAGATTCTTGATTCGTCGTCGCGGATCTCTTGGTTGCTGTTTACTGTTGCTTGGAGCGCTTGTACCACAACCTTACGTTGTGCCTTACGTCCAAATGCACCCGAACCGTCTGCTTCGTTTGCTGATTCAGTTACCCAACGATTAGCATAATAACCACTCATTGATTCGTCACTAAAGCGTATGTTATCAGAACTTGTGTTAACGTAGTTACGTGCAAAACGCTTTACGTTAAAGCCTGAACGACGTAGGTTCCAAAGTAGCATACCTTTTGGGTATAGTGCTGGATCTGGAGCATCAAAGTCAACAAAGTTGCTTGCTAATAGATCAACAATTTCGCCTGCTGTATTGCTGTTAGCACCCGAGGTGTTATAACGAGCATCTGCAAACAAGATACCGTCTTCGGTTGTTTGATCAGACTTGTCAACTAGTTCCCAATCAGCAAGTACATCATTGTACTTGTAGATAGTTGGATAGTTTTCGATATCTGCTGTGTCAATCCACAAATCGCCATTCTTTAGTGCAGTACCGTCGCTTTGTAGAGTCGGCTCGGTTGCAGAAACAATAGGACCTGCTGGGTCTGTTTTTTCGTCTTCGGTTACAGAATAAAATGGGCTAGTTGAATCTTGGTAACCAACCCATGTTGTTCCGTTATGAACCATAACATCGACATCGTCAACAACTGATGAATACCATAGACGTCCGTCTACTGTTAATGCAGTTGGTGCAGATTCTGAAGCTGTATACGAAAGTACTTGCCAGTTTGTTGCTACTAGTGTGTTTGTTGAATCGCCAGCTGGTGCTGCATACAGGTTTGTTGTACCGCTGTTAGCGTCTACGTAAGCTGTATAGCCCATCTCTGTTAAAACAGTACCGCTATCCACCAAACGGAAGTCGCCGCCTAGTTTGTGACTGATTGTAACTCTGTTCTGTGCGTCAACTGTTGCAGTAATATTAACAAAGCCTGCAGAGTTAATTGCTCCAGCAATAACATCTGCATCCGACGAAGCACCTGTTGCTGTTCCGCTAACTGTAATAGCAGCCGCTAGTTCGCCACTTGTTAAAATACCTTCTTGGATATCGAAGCTAAATGCACCTGCTGAAATGCCAGTGGATATAACCCCTGAGCGGATGCTAGTTGGACCAGCTGCTCTACGACGATATAGTTTATAGTTTGTAAACACCGGATTTTCTTCCGAGTCATTATACTTTGCATAAAGTGTTCCGACTGGAAGATTTAAGCCGCCGCCTGCTGCGTCAAGTGCATAAATTGCAGCACTGCCACTTGAGTAAAGTGGTGCTTCGACATCTTCAAACAATTGTGTGTCTGCATTGTAAACTTTAACTCTCCAACGTGCTTTT